GGTTTAATACTGCCATTTTATATGTTTATTTTATTATAAATATTTATCTTTTTAGTTTTTACGATGGAAATGTTGCTCCAGTTGGTAGTACATTGAAATCTAGTAATATAAATTCAGCTGTTCTAGTTGGTTGTAAGAAAATTTGTCCTACTAACTCATTTCTATCTATAACATCTGGTGAGTTATTACTTTCATCCATTACTACTTTAAAGGCATACAATCCTTGTCTCTGTTGAACACTTTCTAAATATGGATTTACTTGTGTTAAGAAATTTTGTCTTGTTGCAATTGTATTTTGTTCAAATACTAAATTATCTGCAATTTGAGAGATAAAACTCTTAAGTGTAATTAATAATCTACGTACATTTACTCTATCTAATGCTGAAGCTGCTTTTTGTAATGTTTTCTGACCAAATACTACAACTCCTTGTGATGGGAATGTTGCAATTGGGTTTATATTTGCTTCATATAAAGTATCTCTATTTGTAGAAGTTAATCTTCTTTCAGCTCTAACAACTTGACCCATTCCACCTCTAGTAATACCTGCTGGTGCAAACCATGGATCACTTGAAGCATCTGTAAATGCATATACACCTGGTATAAATGTTGATGCTGGTATATAAACTAATTGTCCTGAGTTAGGATCAACTGTTTGTAACCATGGCCAATATGTAGCTGTGTAACTATTATCAATCCCTCCTGCTTGTGCTACTACAGTATTAATTAATTGGTTATAACCAACTAAATCTATTACAGCAATACTATCACCACGTGAAATAGAATTATTCATTACACTAGTAATTTGAGCTGATTGATGTTGTGTTGATAAACCTGGAACTGATATTACATTAAATTGATAATCATCTTGATTAGCTAATAGTGCTATTGCATTAGTGTAATCAGATCCTACTAATCCTTGTGTGTCTGTAGCATTAATATTTTCATAAAAATTAGCTGCTCTTCCTGCTGGTATATTAGAACCTACAGCTCCACCAAATGAACCAGATCCAATAGCTGGTAAACTACCTGTAAATTGGTTTTTTGCTGTTCCGTCATTATTAAAATAACGTGGTGTTGGATTATTAACTGATTTTACTCTTACGTAATTAGAAATATTTGGGAAAGATCCACTTTCTTGTAAAAATGTATCTACTCCTTCAGTAATTAAATTGGTAGAAATATCACCAATTGCTCTTGAAATATAATTTGAAGCAAATGGGTCTAATGAAATATTATTATAAGATTCTAATACTACTTTATTATTATTAGTATCATCACCTCTTCTTATTAATAAACTAAATACACCAGATGATGAGTTAGATGCTACTATTTCCCATCTAACATTATCAGTAGAACCAGAAGTTAAAGCACCATTTGAACCTGTTGGACCTACACTATTCATTATTTCACCTTCAGAAATTGTTTCTAAAGTAAAAACATTTGTTAAAGATGCTGTTAATCCTACAACAGCTGAACTTGTTGCTGAAGTAAATGATCCTGATGTTACTCTTGTTACTAGTAAAGAATTACCCCCATTTTGAAAATATTGATTTGCTGCAATTGAAGTAAGGTAAGTAAATTCACCTGATCCACTTTCTAATGCCCCACCAAATAATGCTTGGTAAGAACTAAATGAACTAATTAGTGTAGGTTTTTCAACTGGACCTATTACTGCGGGTCCAATAATTGCTGCACCTCTTTCAACTGGTTGGGAAGTAACAAAAGATTGATCGTTTTCTCTTGCCAATACACCTGGAGATATTAATGTTTCTGCCATCTTATTTATATTATTTTAATATTGTTTTATTATAAATATTAAAACTTTTCTCAAAAATTACTCTACTATAGTAAATTCTCCAGTTTTTAAATCAATATTTCCATCTCCATATTTTTCTTGTAGTTCTTTACCAGTTTTATTAGATTCTTCTTGTAAAGTAGCTAAAGCTTCTAAAATTTGACTTCTTTGACCTTCAAGAATAGCTTTTTGGATATCTACGTTACCCAATTCAAAAGTAATATTGTTTTGTTTATTTTGATACTCTCTAAGAACTTCTAATTCTTTTTCTTCTAATTTAATTGTTTTACTCATAATACTTGTTTTTTTGTTTATAACTTAAATTTTTGTTTTATTACATTTAATACATATTAACACGTTTTTCCCGTTATTTAAACATTAACCAACTAATTAATGGTGTATTTTATGTTAAGGGTATTAACGGTTTATAAATATTGAATACTACTTACTTGTGATTATATTTAATATACAAAAGCTAATTTAATACCCCACGTAATTTTTAATTTAATTAATAGTAAGTGTAATACTAGTAGGGTTTATTAGTAGTTCTATATTTGCAGCAATATTTGCTTCAATGTCTGTAACTTGTTCTTCACCCATAGCATCTTGAGTCCACCCAACAACTGTTTCATTTGTTAAATCTTCAAATGGTATAAAAGGTGTTTCTGGGTTTAGTGGTACCATTTGTGTTCCTATATTAGTTGTAGAGTAAGGATTTCCTTCAGAATCTAATTGATCTGAAGTTCCTGTTACTATCCAATGTACATTATATACTACATTTGTTTCACCCTCTTCTTGAGGGTGTACATCTACTGTTTTGCAATTCCAATTGTAAGTGATCATAATTTTTATTTTTTTATTTATTATTTTCCTGGTGAAAGACCATCTCCAGGCTCAAATGCTGTTGTTGCTGGGGTAAATGAAAAAGGAATTTTCTGTCCTTCCAGTAATATTTCTAATTTTTTTGTTTTTGAATTGTAAGATATAGAGGTTACATTCTCTAAGTGACTATTTCCATTAGCTCCATTCTTTCCAGCAGCTCCAGCTGCTCCTGTAGCACCAGTTGCTCCTGTTGCTCCTGCTGCTCCTGCAGCACCAGTTGCTCCTGTGTCTCCTTTAGGTCCTTGGGTTAATGATATATCTTCTAATTCTTTTTCAAGTTCAGCTACACGTTTTACTAATAAATCTATATAGTTAACACCTTTAATACCATCAGCATCCGTATGTACTAATTCAGGGTAGTGTGCTTCAATATCTTCTACTACAACACCATATCTTTTTCTGTCTCCAGATTCTGATTTGTATTTATATTCTTTAAAAGGTATTGCAATTGCTTTTGTTTTAGTAATATTGCCAATATCTTTTTTCTGGTCTCTTTGAGATGTTTGAACTAAAGTTTGACAAGTTAATGTACTCGTAAATCTACCTGTACCTGTAACATCTAGTTTATGGCTAGGACTAGTTGTTCCTATTCCAAAACTTCCACTATTAAGATAACTAATTGTTGTATTATCTAATGTACTGGTAGGGCCTAAATTATTAACTTGAAAACTGCTAAGTTTCCATTCATCTACTTGATCTTCGGTACTTCCAGCAAAAACAGCACCTATCCCTACTCCAAATCTATGAAAAGTACCTCCAGCACCATCATTAAAATCACTGTCAACTGGGAAGAAACCTCTAAAGGCAAAATCATTAGTAACACCATTCCAAACCATTAGTGTATTATCTATAAACCTAAGTCTTAAAAGCATTTCAGGGTTTAAATTGTCTGTCACAACATTATATACACCGTAGTTGAATCCTCCAGTCGGTATTCCTAAGGGGGTAAAAACACTAGTAACTGTTCCACCTTCTATTTTTTGTAATAGACAATTGTTAGCAGTAGCACTCCAGGTTAAAAAGTAAAAATTATCTTCATCAACATATTTTACAATTAAGTGAAAAGTATCGTCACTATTATCTTGTCTTTTAAACGTAGCTGTTAGTTCATAATTAACTGATGTTGGTAATGTGTCACAAGTGTATATTAAACCCTGACTATTTGCATCAGTACTAGATAGTTTTACAAATCCTTCACTATTAGGTTGGACTTGTAGAGTTCTAGTATTACCACTTGGGTTTGTTACTGATTTTGTCCATCCTGCACCTACATCAGGTGTATGGGAATCTAAATTTACAGCAGATCCTCCTGTTTCAACAAAATTATCTAAAAATATTTGAGTTGCTGTCGATAAAGTATAGGATTGGTAATCTGCTTTGCCTTCAATTTTTAAAATATTTCCTATGTCTAAAGAACCAGAATGGGAAAAGTTTTGTGCCTTTGAAACTATATTAACTACTCCACTATGGTTCTGGATAGTAGTAGTACCAGAGCTTTCATTTTCCCATCTTCCTATGTTTATATTTGTTGTGGCACCTGCAACTGGTTTTGATAGATTGATATTATATCCCTTAGTTAAAGCCTCATTAGAAGGAAGTCCGTTTGTTGACCAGTATACTTGTCTAAGTATATCAAATCTAGACGTATCCCTTATATTAGAGGAAAGGAATGCCATAGTAGCTTGAGTATTTGTTCCCGCAGTAATACCTGAGGAAGCATTAATATTACTATAAAAATAAGCTACAGAATCAACACTTAAATTTTTAGCTATTAAATACTTACTTGTTATAATATTTTCTGATACATTAAGACCTCCTTTTATTGCAACAGATGTATCTGCTTCTCCATTAGAAGCACTAACTATTAATCCTCCTATATTTAATTGCCTAACAACATCTAAGCTGCCATTAATTGTAAATGCCTTATTATATGCTTGAGCTATATATATATCATTTATATTATCTTGATCAAATAACTCAGTTGATCTGTAGGTTTTAGAATTAAAAGTTATTGTAGTAGGATCGTATGCTGTAGATAAATCTAATTGATATATAGTATCAAAAGTACCATCTGTAATAAATATAGAAGTTCCATCATCAGAAAAACGTAAACCTTCAATTGCTGATATACTATAAACTTCATTACCCGGGGGTGCTGGGATGTTAACAAGTGAAACTTGTGATAAAGGAGAGGCAGTTGATATATCCCAAGGGGTAGATAGTTGATATGTAACTATTATATCTCTAGTTATACCAGATACAAACATTAAGGTTCCATCAGGTTTAAAGTTAACATTAGTAGGAGCAGTTAAATTTCCTGAGCTTGGAGATGGAAGAGGTCTGTATTCTCTTGTAGCTGATGCTGTTGATATATCCCAAGCAGATGTTAATGTAAATTGAATAACAGAATCTCTTGTAGAACCGCAAATATAAAAGTAAATACCATCGGGTGAGAAAAATAAACCATAAGGATTAGATTCATTGAATCCTGAGGTAAGAGGAAGACTTTGTAATAATGATGTAGTAGTTATATCCCAAGCTGTTGATAAATCATATTCAAATATATCATCTGTAGTTCTACCTATTATATACATTTTTGAACCATCATCTTTAAAAAATAAAGAAGTTGGTGCTGTATCT